CGGTTTGATACTGATACGGTATTTCACGAAGCTGCTGCGCTAAACGTCCAGCCTCTTGTAAGTATTCTTGGCCCTGCCCCATTGTGGGAATGGCCGCGTTTTGTATTAAGTTTTGACCCGCAGTGACTTGGTTTGTAGCGTTTTGAAGAAAAGGGACATACGCACCGATTCCTGCTTGACCCAGAGCGGCTGCTTTGTTCTCAAGGCCCGAGAGTTCCGCCACTTTATAGGCCGGTGGCAACGCAGCCTCATCACCCATTCGACCTTGCACCATGTCCTTGGTGTCCGTTAGGATACCAAGGCGCAGTGCCTCCATTCGGGGATCTTCTCTAACAATCTGGGTTTGAGTATCTGTAGCCATTACGCGACTCCCTCGAAACTACGCATCACATCGTACATTCTTTTTACACCTTGTCTTCGGTCGCCATTACCTGCGCCACGCACGGCTTGTGCCGTCATTACGAATTCGCCATCAGACAGCATCGCGGGGATGTCATCCGACGTACCTGTGCCCGGACCGGCTATAGCGCCGTTCTTACGCGGGAAGTGATCGATTGTGCCGCCTGTTGCGGAAGTTCCAATAGGCACAAAATAAGGTGCCCCTTGTGCAAACATTCGGTATTGATTCGGGTCTTCGTCTATTAAGTCAAACCCTGATTTACCGCCCATTCCAAAGGGATCGCCTGCTTCTTCCATTTCCGGTGTTTCAAACCCACCGGTTAGTCCTAAGATGCCTGTTCCCGCTGCTATTCCCGGTGCAAAGCGTCTTAGGAACCCGGGATTCATATTATCCTGTGCAATCTGCGTTGTTGCGTCGGTTATTAACTCTTGTAATGTTTTAGTTATGCCGCGCTCTTGAATTGCTGCATTCATTGCATCGGTTCCGGCGTTTGGAAGTACGCCCAACTGCTCACGAACAAGAGCTTGAGGACTAACTTTACCCGGAAAGAAAGCGTCTCTGCCAGCTTCAAGGAACCCTTTGTCAGAACCGGTGTCTACGAACATATCTTTGAGAGACTCCGCAAAACCCGGTGTCTTTAACTCCGTTAACTGGGCTTCGGTAAGTGTTTCTATGCCTTGCGGTACCGCCGCTTGTGTTCCAACAGCCGTTCCACTAGCGGCTTCACCAGCAGCTTCACCAGCAGCAGTAACGCTCCCAGCAGCATTAGGAACAACCGTAGAACTATTTGCTGTGACCCCCACCCCCATACCGGGAGTTGTCGTACCCTGAGCAAACAAATCAGTGTTTAACGGTGTCATTACAGTAGTTGCGACGGCAGGTGCCGGTGCAGTAGCCGTTACACTAGGAATATTCGCATACTTTGCCGGAACATTAACCCCAGAAGACGAAGCCTGTATCGGTCCCATAACCGTGTTAGCTGCTGGGTTTACAGTAAGTGATCCGGCCGGAGCTACGGGTGGCGGAAGCAGAGCTTGTGTCCCTTGTGTAGCCGCTTGATTAAGCGCAGCCGCTTGAGAAGCCCGAACCGCATCAGGAAGACCCGATTGAATCCCTGCCTTAAAGCCCTCGCCCAACGTGCCGCCACCTATCTTAGAACCAATGGCTCCTGTAACGCCTTTAAACAATCCAGCAGTAAGTCCGCCTATGGCACCCATCTTGAGAGCATCTTTTAAGCTACCACCTTGTATTAAGGTACCTATACCACTGCCAAGCGCAGAGCCTGCGATTAAGCCAAGAGGTGTCATGGACAAACCAATAGACAATACAATCGGAGCTACTTTCTTAATAACCTTAACAACAGACTTAACGGCCTTCTTCAGACCTTTAAAAAGCTTTTTAAGAAAGAACTCTGGCTGTCCCGTAACAGGGTTAATCGAATTAAGCTCGTTACCCACCACGTACTGCTCTGGGTCTACACCCATTTCACGCATTTGAGCAAACAAACTTTCTTTTAACCGGGGATTCTCATCAAAAACAGCCATTGGAATGACCGTCTCGCCTTGTGCGGCGTGGACCATGTATGTGTCTTCGTAACGTCCGTACTCTGCCAGTTTGTCAGCAACCGACCTGATACCGCCAATTCCTGTTACAGGGACATTTTCTGGTGTATCTGCCCAATCTCCTACCGTAGCAGAAAGAAAAGACGCAAGACCCCCATCGGGGACTTCCATTGAAGATGGACGCACAAAATTGTTCACAAAGTAGCTCCATTGGATATTTGTGTATTATTGCTTAAAGTCATGTCGTTGTCACCGTTACTGTTCCCACACTGCCGATAGCACTTACTCCCGGCGTAAAAACTTGATTTAACAGCGTAATGTGCAAAATTCCGTTAACTTGAAAGACCGCGCCTGTCTCCAGCCCTTGATTATTATCTTTTAACTCGGTTAGCGTAAGGGTCGTGGCCCGCACATCGCCCGGATTCTGCACTTGCTCAAGGAACACAGAGAACGCACGAAGCACCTCCGCCGTGTAGTTTTGGCTATAGTCCACCGGAGCTTGCGGAAATAACGGTCTTACGACCTTGCGAGAACTCATAGGTTATCTATTCCGGTTTTTGTTTTCTTGCTCTATCATCTTACGGCGTAGATCAACGTCTTTAGGGGATTGCTGTACATACGCTCTAGTGCCTTCCCCGGTATCACGGGGAGTATAAGCCGCCTGTGCTGCCGTAGGGTTTTTAATTGTTTTTTCAGCCCGAGCCATGCTTTCTTCAACCTTAATACTATCCGCCAATTGCTTAGGTGTTTTTGCTTTACGCGCTAGTTTTGTTACACCGGGAACACCCGGTAGCGCACCTATTAGCGTAACTGCTGCCAGTTGACGGAGGGTACTCGCTTTATCTAAATCTCCTGCTTCTTCTGCTTGAAGTGCTTGAGACATCAAATTATCAGAATCCATTAGAGCTAGTCCTGCGCCTGCTACCGGATTCATTTCAAGTGCAGTCATAGCCGGGTCTTCGACGGCTGCTTCGGCCATGCCACCCATCAGATTTCTTGCATCAATGCCCATCCTAGCAAGGGCGGCTACAAGATCATTAGAGCTGGGTAGACCAAAAGGTCCGCTGCGAGGAATTGCGTCACTGACGTACTCACCCACAGTCCCAACCATTTCGGGAACCGCTTGTGCATAAGCCTTAGCTTTATCGAAAGTTTCAGCCATTATCTTCTTCCGTCCGAACGTACATCTACTCTGGTTGTGCCTAAACGCCATTGAGTGTCTAAGGTACTAGAGTCCACCTTTAAGGCAAACGCTCTTCCCCGTAGCCGGATAAACGCTTGCTCTGTAAATTGTTCCACGGGCGTTGTGGCGGTTTCCGTGACGCCCGAAACGTTACTTTGGAGGTATTGCCCACCGGGCGCGTTACGCGTCTGGAAAGTCATGTTCACAGTAGGAGCCGTACTTGTTGAGGCAGCAAAGGTTATGTCCGGTATCAAGCGGCTAAGAAACACAAAGTCCTCGCCATCTCCTATGCTTAACTGGCTGCTTTCTATGTAGCTAGTAATAGCCGTGGGTGGGGTAGTACTGCCGTCGTTAAGGCCAAATTCTTGATTGTACAGGTAGCCATCCGTACTTGCTGCTACAGGGAAGTCATTAACTCCACGATCCAACCAATAGGTTCTCTCCAAATTGCCGTAGTACCATACTTGCTCTTGATAGTTGTAGATCACGTACTTGTCTATTTCCTGCGAAGACGCTGACGGGTAGAACCACCAAATCTCAGAGAAAGAACTGTTTAAACTGGCTGTAACCAACTCCATTTGACTTAGGTTAAAGTCATTAAAGACAAACGAGCGGACAGAGCAAGGCAGTTTTTGTACTTGGCCGGTGTACACATAAAACTCTTCTACTCCCATCCAGAACACTGTGTCATCTACCGCTTTCGCAGCAAGTGGCCCGGCAATAGTCGTGTTTTCTGACAGGCGATCAATGCCAAAAGTAAACGGTGGCCCCAAGAACTGCATAGCGTGTAGCGAGACATCCGTAAAGACAAGCACTTGGCGTGTCGTTTCTATCGCACAAACAATTTCAGAGCCAACACCTACGCGTAAATCACCAGCGGTATTGGTGACGCTTCCTGTCCACGTAGTCAAAGACTCTTGGCTGCTAAAGCGAATAAGCAAGGGGTCTTGAACACCGGGAAGTGCTTCAGAATCGCACCCAAAGACAATTACGTGCCTGTCTCTATCACTAACTAGCACTTGTTTTGCTACTGTAGGGGTGGTGAGATCGCTAATTTGTACCCAGTTTCCCGCATCGTTTTTGGGGTCGGTGGTCGAGGTAAAAGCATTTAAGGCTTTATAGCTCACGTAGTCGGTAGGAGAGTATACGGTGTTGCCTATGGCATACGTTGTGCCTGCTATCCATAAGTTTCCGCCCGGGACAGCAGTAAGGGGTATAGCTCTATTAGTGCCCAAAACGTCAGAGCTAGTATCCCAAAAAAATATACCACCATCCCGAACATTAAAAATAAGGTCTTCACCGAAGTTGTCCTGCGTATAGACTCGTAGCTCGTTAACTACCGTGGTGGTTACGCCCGAACCCCACGTACTGCGGCCCCATTCGCCCGCACTCCAACCAGTGCCTGAAACAGACACGGTTAGGCCAGTGTTTATTTGATAAGAAGCAACAACAGAAGTGCCCCCGTTTCCGGTATCTGCTCCACTAGCTAAGACAGGCGTGGGCGCAAGTTGTCCGTCAACCGTGATGCTTTGGATAGTTGTCCCCGCAGCACGAGCTTGGATTTTATAGTTGCTGGCATCAACTATCTCTGTAATTTGATATTCTTGATTTAAAACGGCGGCGGTCATGTTGCCACCAAGAGTAACGGCCCCGGAAAACGTCACGAAGTCGTTGACCACTGCGCCGTGGTTCGCGCTGTTTACACTAAGGGTAGACTGTCCGTTTGTGGCACCAAAAGAGCCTGCCGCTACGGTCTTTCTTAACGGGGTAATATCGTAGTATTGACCGCCTTCGTTGATGTAATATTTTAAAGACGTACCTACCCCGGTTAATTGGGTTCCGCCGAGCGTGACCCAAGTGTGCAAGGCACGACAAATTCCTAGGAAACTGTAGATAGACGTTCTTGCCCATCCACCTATTTTTTCGGGCAACCCAAAGCGAAAACGGACCTTCTCCCCATCAAACCAACCACCCTCGTTGGTGTAGGAGGTGGTTTCACGGTTAACACCCGGTTTAAACTGTAGCTTTGTAAGTGGCATTAAGTGGACCCTAGTTTAAACATTTTTATATCAGCCTTGCGGCTAAGTAAGTAACAGGAAAAATAAACTCGCCAACCCAATCATTAATACTATTATTCCAGCAAACAACTTTAAGGCAAGGTAGAACTCGCTATCTTTTTGCACTTGCACTCGTTTCTTTTTCATGTGCATGTTGTACCGAAAGTCTCGGTCTTTCTGAATCTGTATAGCCTGTTTCTTAACCCGCTGCCACGTACCGGACTTCCCCTGACGCGAATACTCACGGCCTATTTCCTTCATCATATCCGCCAAACGATCCTCTTGGTTCTGGATCTGTATAGCTTCTTCTAGTGCCGATCCAATGTAAGCATTCTTGTCATGCTCTTTGACTTCAGCAATCTTGGTTTCAACGGCCTCTTTGGCGCGAAAAAAGCCAGAGATTTCCGCACCCATTTGCTGAACTTCTTTCTTTCTCTCTATAGATTTCTGGACAAGCGAAAAAGCGGTATCCAATCCCTTTATAAGTAGAGCAATTTCGCCAATCATATATCACGACTTATTAAAGAAATTGAAGTAAGACCCAGCCAGCAACCCGCCCAAGACCAGCGTAGTTACTGCCTGTAGTACAGTTTTAGCCACGGTACGCTTTGCAGAACGCCAAGAGTCGAGTAAGCCCCGAAGCTCGGAAACATCTGACAGGGCATCATCGTCGCTGAGGCCAATGTCTCGCAAGGCTTTTCTAGCGCCTAGCTCTGCCGACTGCTCGACAAGTTCTGCCATCTCTTTTTTGTCCACAAGACTGCTCCGCTACCTAAGCTACTGAGATTAAAAGATAATATTACTTTTGTTTCTGGAGCGCAAATTTGTACCGCTGCTAATATCTCTGCTGCCAGTTATACACCTCACTACAGCAAGTTATTTTTTATTAAGCCTAACAGCCTCTTACGATAAAATAATTTATTCCTTGCATACCAATACTTTAAAGTTAAAGGAAGTCCAGAGTTTGAATTTTTAGGCATCAACGTACCGGATATAAGTTCTTTTATCTCATTAACCATGTGAAAATATTTGAGTTTTATTTTTTCATTAGTGTGAAACTTTACATAATACAAAGCATCACCACGTTTTATTTCTATCTCACACGGCTCGTGAAAAACCATAGAACATTCTATTTTTCTAAAGTGTTTTCCAATGTTGTATGATCCTCCTATTACAGAAGTTTTTTTAACAACATCATTGTTATGCCAAAAAGCAGGAAGTAACTCTAGGTTTAAACTTTTCTCAGAAAAAAAATGTAACTCAGGAGGGAAAAAAGAAATAACTCCTGTGCTGCCATCTCTAGGATATACGTTACTGTCCCAAAAGTTTTGATCATAATCAGGAGAGTGAAACTTTTCTCCATCCCATACTATTTTGTAATTGTAAACAGAACGAACAACGAAGTAATTATTAAGAGTATTTATGTGCGCTGGACATTTTAATACTCTTGAGCTTTCTAATATCTCTGATGACAAGCAAAAATGTTTATCTTTATCTGCTCTAGCCTTTACTAAAGGCTGCAAATATTCCTCAAATATATGGTTAAACTCACTGCAATATATAATCAACGTATTACCATAGCATTATCTATAGTTGAGATTAAAAGATAATATTACTTTTGTTTCTAGAGCCTCGTTAACTGAAGCCTTATGCCTAAGATAAGCTGGAAAAATAATCACATCTCCCTCCTCAACGGCAAAATTTATTAACTCTTCTTGCCAATTAAAGGCTATAGAAGGACTGCCTGAAGGCAGAAGAGCGTAATAAACGCCAACAAACATTGAGTTTCCGTGTGTATGCCAGTTATGGTAATCCCCTTGCTCATACCATTGATACCAATGATCTCCTATTTCCCATCGAGAAAAGTCCATTTCTACCGCTGATTGAGTTATACACGGAGAAATAGCGTCAAAAGCATACGGCCAATATGTCTTTGGATAAGACTCACCTAAATGCCAGTCACAATCTGTAAGCTGTATGTCTTCACTTTTGATGCTGTACTTAGGGGTAGTCTGTATCTCTTTAATAATGTTGTGTCTTGCAGACTTATGATTAACAGCCTTACCTTTAAATATAGGCATCTTGTAAGAAAGTTCGTAAAGAGTTTTATCCATAGTAAGTTAGCTGAGGAACGAACATTACGTCTTTATGTTTAGTTGCATACGGTAAGTTCTTAGGTTTTTCTATATTAAACGTGGATATTTCGTAGTCTAGTTTTAACCTTTTAAATAAATTCTGCCATTTTTCCGGAGGAACATCCTCACAATACCAGCCTATTTTAGACATTCTATTAGAGTGAAATTTTATTATTCGCTCTAGAAAGTATTTAAAACCCGCCATATTATGCTCATACGGGTGGGCTGTTAAGAAACAATCGTCAAAAAAGAACGTATCAAATCTTCCTAATAAACCAAGAACATTTTGCCAAGTACCTTGTATTATGTTCACAGGCTTAGATTGAGAGTTAGCCCAAATGCGTAATTTTTTTATTACTTCTACATCACACTCAACTATAGTGTGAGAGCGTATCGGAAAATTTTGTATCTGTTGAGCAGAGTAACCCGATCCAAAACCTATCTCTAATACGTCTCCCGCAGGATGAAGCATGTTTATGCAATGCTCCATATAGGGTTTTTCCCAAGACAGCATAACAGGGAAGTTTTTTTCATTGTATAAGTCATTCCCTACATAAGAGATAGAGTTCACTCTGGAGCAGAAGGCCAAGTTATGTCATGAGGAAAGCCACTTTGCGATCTAATCTCTCTAAGTTTTTTTCGATACAGAGTCCAAGAATCTTTCTGTGATGCAGACATAGGGACATCGGATAGCATTGTCCAATCTGAACTTCGCAATCCTTTCTTCGCCTTATCCCAAGCAATATCTGCCTCAGAAGAGGTCTCTATGCCAGAGCCTCCCGATCCCTCTACTTCAACCCAACCCATATCTGAGTATTTTTCTCCCAGCCACGACAGGTCTCCAAGGCGATCTTTGATCCCCTCTAAACCAAATATTGGCCCCCAATTAACAGGAAGAGGGCCAGCCTCACTTAGCTCTTCGTTTGTTGACAGTTTTTTTAGTTGCCACATCTCGTTTCTCCTTAGCTGAAACACGCTCTACTTTATCCTTCTCTACAGAGGGTAATGCAGTTCGTCCAACATCTTTACTTATTGCCAAATCATTTGGGTGTGGAGGATGTCCATTTAAGTGCAACTTATCCTCAACGGTTAATGGGTTCCAGTTTCTCCAACTAGAAAAATCTTCTCTCGGCGTTACTTGTAAATGACATCCAACATTAGCGGATAGCTGATGTATTAATTCAATAACTTCAACTGGCTGCATAAGATACCAGATATACGAACCATCTTTAGTTCGCATTGTTATCTCAGTAACTCCAGAGCCCGCGTTACCTACATTTAAAGAACGCGCCCTGTTCTTTTCGCCCTCCAAAGATTCTATATGTTCTTGTCTCTGGGTTTCCTTTAACTTCTGTTGATATTCCCTGCTTTTCATAAGCTAATCGTAAATTCTCTATAGGTTATTGCGGATCAAAACTGACCGTTACCTGACTACCAGAAGCCACCGATATGGGATATGAATCTCCAGAGACAACAGTAATGCCATTAACCGTAGTAGGGCTAGAAGAACCGCCTGATCCTCCTGATCCTCCGGCGTTTGCAGCACTTCCCCTTCCGCCACCACCTCCGCCAGTTCCTAAATTACTAGCACCTCCGCCTCCGCCGCCAGCGCGTTCAGCACTTCCTCCCGATCCTCCAGTGGAGCCTGCATTACCCGTCGGAGAAGACAACGCACCATTTCCGCCTCTTCCCCCGCCGGTGTTTCCACCATCTTGTCCAGAACGATCCGTACCACCACTTCCCGAACCACTATTGGTAGTGCCAGCACCTCCGCCGCCTCCGCCGCCTATTTGAGTAGTACCAAAAGCACCACCCGTCATTCCATCGCCGCCGCCCGGATTACCGTTATTTCCTGAACTTCCGGGGTTTCCATTAGTACCGCCATTGCCTGCCGAGCCGCCATTGCCTGCTGCTCCTCCGGGGAAAGTTTGACTTAAACCCGTGCTGGCAGTACCAGCATTTCCAGTGCTGCCTGCATTGCCTGCTGCTCCGGGGTTTTCTTTACCTCCCCCGCCACCAGAGCCGGGGTTTCCGGCAGCGCCATCACCGCCTCTTCCGGGGCTACCAGCATTTCCAGAACCTCCAGCATTTCCAGCCCCGCCCGTACCAGTTACATTCACAGTGGTAATTCCGGCAGGTGCGGTAAAAGTTCCGCTGCTATTAAATGCTTGTGAGCCGCCGGGAGTTATTCCTGCGCCCAGCACTCCTGATTTACTCGTTCCTATTGGCATAGTCTTGTCCTCTATTCCAGCTCAAACCATCCTGTAACCGCATACTTTGGCGTGTCTCCGTGGACAGGATTGCCCCTGTGAGCATGTGTAAAACCAGCAGGCCAAATAAGCATTGTGTTTTCTACAGGACTTATTCTCTTTTGTTGATACAAAAATTCTGTTTCAGAAGAATTGTTCTGTATAGTATTTAAATAAAGCATATACACTAAAACTCTATTGTCGAATCCATTCCCTTGCTCCGAATGCCAAGCGTGATAGCCTTGACCTCTAGATGTTTTCTGCATTTTAAATTCAGTACCACTTAACACATTATCTTTTAAGGTAGAAAATTGTTCTGTGTAAATTTCAAAACATTGCTGAAGACCATCAAAAAAAACTTTTGATAAAGATTGTCCGTTAAATGGGTCAAACCTAACATTCTTTCCATTACAAAAAATAGAGTAGTCATCTTTGTGATGCTTGGGAGCGCCATAAGCACCTTCAGATGAGCTTTGCCTGTTACCCCCAGCACCTATGCTTTGATGATGGTCAAACGCTTCTATTACGTGTTTGCAGTATCCTTCTTCATAGACATCAGAAAAAACACCTATAAAGCTAGACAAATCAATGTTTGCTTTCATATAAAATCAGGCCCAGAAACCCAACACACTAACGATTTACGTTTACCAGAAGTAACAGGAGTTACTTGATGCATAGTCCAGCAGGGAAATATTGTGATTAAACCTTTTTCACGAGGAATATCTTCTACCCCACTGTTAGACCAAATTTGCAATTGACCACCTTCATACTCGCAAGGGTCAGAAAGCTGTACCACTACAGAAAGTTTTCTGCTGATATTGCCTCCGGAGTCTTGATGCCAAGCATACATACCTTGGTTTTCACTGGAGTAAGTGGTTAACTGAAGGGGTTCTCCAAAACCAATTACATTAAAACCATAATATTGAGCATTTATAGAAGAAACTACTGAAGATATTTTTTCAAAAATTTCTTCCGCACCGTTTTCTTTATTCAGCCAATTAACTTTTGCCTTTCTTACTTCTGGGTTTATTTGACCACTTCCACCAACAACAGCATCTTCACAATTTACAGAACACAAATTACCTAAATGATCTAGTTCTTCATTAGTAAACAAATGTTGCCACCAACAGTGCGCTGGCAACATTCTGCTTTTAGGGGTAATAATATGTTGCATTTATTAATGTTACTCGTTTATGTAGCCTACAAGAACCTTAGCCATATCAAGTACGCCATCGGAAGTTACGTTTCTATCAGCAACAGGCAAGTTGCCTTGGTTAGTGATTATTATTTCTTTTGCCAGCCTAACCATTTCTAGCTTTATACGGCGATTCTCTGCCGCAGTTTGAGACACATTTCTGTGATCTTCAATAGCTGTCTGTACATCTATTTCTGCTTGTTGCTCTGCTGTTAGTGCCATGATAATAGTCTCCTAGACTAAAAATTAAGAAGTTGCTAAGTTTTTCATAGGTAGTGTTACATACCAATTTGTTCCACCATCGGGAGTAAAAAAGAACCATACGTCAATTGCATTGGCAGCGGTTGTTCGACTAATTGAACCTCCGGGGTAGTAAAAAGTTCCACCCGCAAGAGCAACTGTTCTTGAACCAGTTCCATCATTCGTAAGAATCAACGTAAACGAATTTCCGCGATTAGCTATAGCATTAGGTGTAGCCAGTGTAAAAGTGACATTATCGTTTAGCGTCGCAGTAAAAACGTTTCCATCATCACAATCTATGGTCTTAGCTGTACCAGTGTTACCTATTGCAAGTACACGGTCAGAGAATACGCCCGACATAAAGCTCGATGTAACATTAAATTCCCCCGTGCCTTTGGGAGTTATGTTTAAACCTACATTAGTGTCATCGCCCGAAGGGGTAATCGTGGGGTTGCCGCCCGTAGCGGCATTAGCCAATGTTATTTCGTTAACCGCAGAGCCGGTTGCCGTAAAATTAAGTATTTCGTTGACGCTTACGTCTTTAATTCCCGTTGTTATTGCGGGTGTAATAAGCGCGGGGGAGGTGTTAAATACTGCTTTACCCGTGCCTGTCTCGTCCGTTAAAGCCGTTATAAGGTTTGCGCTAGAAGGTGTGCCTAACCAAGCGGCTACTCCCGTACCGAAAGAAGTAATGCCTGTACCGCCGTTAGCTACCGGTAGTGTTCCAGTAACTTGTGAAGCTAAGTTAACACCAGATAAAGCGCCGCCAAGCGTTAAATTGCCTGAGCTGGTAACGGTGCCTGAAAGACTTATCCCGTTAACGGTGCCTGTGCCTCCAACCGAAGTAACGGTGCCTGATGGGCCAAGGTTAACGTTAGTCAGCGCATCTAAAACAGCGGCTCCAGCATTTCCGCCGTCTGTGTAAATTACTTTAGTTTTACCCGTGGGTATCGTAACTTCTGCACCCGAGCCTTGCTTGATGATAATACTCTGTCCACCGCTCGTAGAGTTTTCTACCCACCAAAGTTTACTTAGCGTGTTGGGCGCAAACGTGACGGTTCTTGCGGAGGTCAAACTCACACCAGAAGTTACTTTTATAAACATGGATCGCAAGGTGTCGCTGCTTCCGTCCGCCATAGTGAACGTTTCATTAGCATCCGCAGCCATTGCTTTAGTGCCGTAACCCATTGCATCTGTAATTAGCTCCAAATTAGTATTGGTGCTAGTACCCCATGTGCCACTTTCCGCGCCAGTGGCAATCTCTTTAAGTCTTAAATTGTTTACATAAGTCGCCATTTTAAACCTCGTTTTTTACGCTGCGATTTCTATCCAATTTGGGTCTTGTGCCGGTTGTATTTCTAACCATATTAACACTCCAGAAACTTCGCCTACTGCCTGTACTCCCGTCAAAGTGGTGCTGATGCCTATGCTGACAGTAGGCAAACCAACTTGACCTGTGGCAGAAACACCCGTAACTCCCACGTTTACTGGAATGCTTGCGGTTACTTGTCCTACCTCACCCGTAGCGGCAACACCCGACAAAGCAATATTTGCTTCGGTTACTACCGAAACGTTACCAACCGAGCCTGTTGCCAGCAAACTTCCCGCTGTAACGGTGCCCGTAGTGACTGCAAGAGCCGTACCTACTGATCCTACTGCCTGCGAACCGGCATTGGAATTACCCCAACCCGCGTCGCCCCAATCTCCTATACCCCAACCGTCTAACGGTATCACAACTGGGATGCTTCCCACTGCGGAACCAACCGAGCCTGTTCCAACAAGACTGCCTGCGGTAACTGTAACGTGAAAAACTACACTAACCACTACGCCGCTAACTTGTCCGGTAGCTCCTACTCCGCCAGCGGTTATGGTTGCCTGCCCGTTAACCACCACCGAACCGACCGAACCCGTAGCCTCTTGTCCCGCGCTAGTTTGTCCCCACGAGCCAGAATTCCAAGTGTTGACACCCCAGCCTTCTAGGCCAACGGTAACATCGGTCACTACGCAATCCTAATCAACGCCGATGTTGCATTGTAAGTAGGCATAACTACCGAAAAATCACCGGCACTAGACGATTTATCTGATCCAAAATCTAAAACAAGTAGCGTAGGATCGCCTGCCGGGGTGTCATTATAAATCAACGCGCCTCGGGCCGTAATAGTAGAGGTGGTCCATTTAATGTCGCCATACTCGGCAAAAGCGGTAGTGCCCGTGCTAGTGGGCGTCACATTAGTAAGACCCTCACCACCTGCGGTGTAGCCGGTGCCCGTTACTTCATTACCGGTTGTATACGCTGTAGTGGCCGCATTAAACGTAGCACTATTTGTATACAGAGCCATTTTAAAAACATTGCCCGTACCGTTAGTTAAGTTGTGAACGCCCTGTAGTAACTCTTGCTTAAAGCTAGTACACATAAAATTTCCGGAAAATGCCATGTCATAATCTCCTAATTAATTCTGCTAATTTGGGTTCGCCCGCGTCTAACAAAGTATTATAAACGGTAGTCCTATCGCTGGAAATGGCCTGCCGCATATAGTCGGCAATAACCTCTTCCATTTGATTTTTAAAGGCGTAAGCCTGTTGCTGCAAAACAGGGTTAGCGTTCTCCGAAATAGCAATGATACGATTAGAGCAACGTTGCGCTATTTCCTCCGGAGTAAACCCCCTGTTTTGGGTGGTGGCGACTTCCACTTTAAAGTCGTTGGACATTCCTAGCTCTGGTGTAAGTATCATGTTCTAGCCCTTATAACCATTCCGGTCCTATATTCATCTGTGACTTGTTTGGCCTCGCCAAATTGCTTCAACGCTATAATAGCCTCTCCGAATCGTTTTTCATATTCTTGCAGCAGG